CCGCCGACGCCGTCGCCGCGTTCGAGCGCGGCCTGAACGAGTATCTCACCGTGTGGTGGAGCGACTGGTATCGCATCCAGAACATCGGCATGTCGAACAACAAGGTCGGCACCGGCGCCTCCGGCGCTCTCGTCTCCGCGACTTCGACGAACGCGAACCACGCCTCGCTCGGCTCCCTCCCCGCGGCCGACATCGAGTGGGACCACCTCAAGCAGGTCTACTGGGAGCTCGTCCGTTCCGGCTACGCCGACGAAATGGCCGTCGGCCGCGACTCGAAGGGCCGCCCGATCCTCCCGCTCTGCGCGGGTGCCGGCATCATCAACCGCCTCTGGAACGTCGACGCCGGCGTCAAGGAGCAGGTCAAATACTTCGACTCCGCGAAGAACCTCCAGGCCCTCGGCTACGACGGTGCCGTCCACGGGTTCATCCCGATGCTCGACCTGTTCCCGGTCCGCTACGGCAAGGCGTCCACCGGCATCACCGCGGTCAACCAGCTCGTCGCCGCGCAGATGCTCTACCCGACCGAGAACGTCAACGCTGCCACCACCGGCCGCACGTATCGGAACAACGCGAACTACAAGGTCGTCGCCAACGGCGGCCTCGCCGAATACGAGGTCGTGACGATCCTCGGTAAGAACGTGTGGGAGGCCAAGTATGAGGCTCTGAACCCGGCGAACTTCGCCAGCGCCTCGTTCAAGCCTCAGAACTACGTCGGCGAGTTCGAGTGGATCAACAACCCGACCTACCGGGGCACGAACGACAAGCGCAACAAGGGCTACTACAGCGCCGAAGTGCGCGTCGGTTCGAAGCCGCTGTTCCCCGAGTTCGGCTACACGATCCTCACCCGCGCCAAGGACGTCTAACCGTCCGGCTCAACTGAAAACTCCGGGCCCCGCTCCTGAAACGCAGGGCGGGGCCCGTTTCTTCAAGCACCATGATCGGAGAAGAGATCAAGCGCGTAGCAGGCACCGTGCTGGGGGTGGTCGCCGACGGCGCCGTCCGCATCATCACCGTGAAGCTCTCGTTCGCACTTCTCCACAACATCCTGGCCACGGTCATCTCGCTCCTGACCATCTGGCACCTCGTCGTGAAAATCCGCAAGGAGCGGCGGAAGGACTCCTGACCTATGGCCGCCGAGTGCGACAACGATTTCACGCCGATCATCTCTTCGATCCCCGGACCCCGCGGCGCCGCCGGCCCCACCGGCCCTGCCGGCGCCGCGCCGACCGCCGGGATCAACTCTTTCACGTCCACCGCGGCCAATTTCGTCATGCCCGCGGCCTTTGGCACGGTCACGGTGACCGTCGTCAACGCGGAGTGGATCGCCGCCGGCCAACCCATCTTCATCGAGACCGCGGGGCACTTCACTGCGTCGTCGCCCAATTCCCCGACTTCGGTGACCCTCGTCGCCCGCGACCTGCCCACGAACGCGGCACCCGGCACGATCATCACCTTCCCGCGGAAGGTGACCCCCGGCGGGTTCCTCTACGTCAATCTCAGCGATCTGGAGGACCTGGACGACCGCGTGTCCGTTCTCGAGACCGCCCCTGGCGCGAACCGCGCCTACTACGGCACGACGGCCCCGACCGGAGGGACCTACGTCATCAACGACTCGTGGTATGATACCAACGATGGCTACAAGCACTACCGGTGGGACGGGAGTGCGTGGGTCGCCGCCAACCGGGTCGTTGAGCTCGCAGACTTCGGCACCGGCATCCGCCCGATCGTGAAGGTCAGCGAGCTCCCGACGACCGGTTACACGGACGGCGACTTCGTCTGGCTCACCACGGACGGCAAGCTCTACCGCCGGGTCGCCGGGGCTTGGACCAAAGCCATCGCCACCGGCGACCTCGTCGGCACGGTCGACGGCTCCACCTTCATCGTCGACGGCACGGTCGTGGCCCAGAAGCTCGCCGCCAACTCGGTCACCGCAGACAAGGTCGGGTCCAACCAAATCATCACCCGCGCCGCCAACATCGGCGGCAGCGTCATCAACTCTTCGCACATCGCGAACCTGGAGGCGGGGAAGATCACCGCCGGCGACATCCAGACGGTCAACCTCGGGATTTCCGGGCGGCTGTTCAGTCCGGCCGCGTTCGACGCAACGGGCGCCCAGGCCACCGCCACCGCCACCGTCGAGGGCGGCGCCGTCACCGCGATCGCGGTGACCGGCGGCGGCACCGGCTACGGCGCTCCCCCCGCCGTGTCTATCACCGGCGGAGGCGGCACCGGCGCTTATGCTGTGGCCAACGTCGTCGCCGGCGCAGTGGTCTCCGTCACCGTCGTGTCTCCAGGTTCCGGATACACCAGTGCGCCTTCGGTCTCGATCGCGCAAAACGTGGTCTACCGAAAATTCCGCGCCGTGGAGTTCGCCACCACGAACGGCTCGGGGAAACTGTTTGCCGCAGGCAGTGTGCTCTCCTCGGGGTATGGACACGCCACCCCGGTCTTGGCGTATTGCCCGGGCAACGCCGGCTGGACGAGCGGGACGGTCACCGCCTGCCCGGATTCGAGCGGCAAGGTGCGCGTCCTCATCAACGCCCGCCTCCTCGGCTACACTGGGAATCTCCTCATCTACGTGAAGGTCGGGTCGACGTTCACCTCGCTCGCCGCCATCGCGTCGAGCATCAGCGGCAACGCCACCTACTCCTGCTTCCGTGAGATTTCCGCCACGCTGACTGACAGCGTCAGCATCTACGTCGCTCCGGCGGACGGCTCCGGCGTGGTCGCCACCTCGGCGACCTGCGCTTACGAGGTCGAGGCAGCCTTCTTCAACTGGTAACCATGCTCAAGAGAACCTACGGGCAAGTGAAAGCAGAGCTCGCCCGGGTCGCCGGGCAGACCGGCCTCCCGGCGACCGACGTCCGCGTTCGCGAGTCGGTGTCGATCGCCCAGGAGCGTCTGTGCGTCATGGGCGAGTGGCCGTTCAACTACGCCCGCTTGAAGTTCCGCGTCTACGGCGGCCTGCTCGCCTTGCCCGCCGAATACTCCGCGATCGTCCATCTCGCGCTGGACCGCGAGCCGGCGGCAGTGATGCCTTCCTGGTTCGAGTTTCTTGACTTCGGCCCCGGCCCGACGGACCGCGACTCGTGGAAGTCGACTGTCGTCGATTACGGCGAGGCCCCGGTTTTCCGGCAGCCTGGCGCCGAGGGTGCCACGGTCCGCGTCGTCTCCACTTCCGGCTCCGACACCGGCAACGTGATCGTGACCGGCCACGACATGAACGGCGTCCGCATCGTCGAGACCTTCGCGCTCCCCGACGCGACGTCGTCGACCAAGTGGTCGAAAATCACCGGAGCCACCAAACCGACCACCGCGGGCGAGGTGGTTCTCTCCCTCACCGACGCCTTCGGCGAGAAGTTCAACGTCGCCACGTGGCGCCCGCAAGACCAGTCCCCGTCGCTCCGTATCTACCGAGTCCCGGTCGCCGAAAGCGGAGACGCTCTCGTCCACTGCATCGCCCGGCGCAAGGTGTATCCGGTTACCGGTGACGCCGACGACCTGATCGTCACCAACCTGGCCGCACTCCGTCTCGGGGTGAAGGCTGTCGCCCTGGAGGACTCCGGGAAGGACGCCGAGCCGGTGTGGGCGTCCGCCGCCACTATCCTCGCGGCCGAGGCGCGTCTCTACAAACCCAACAAAGATGCGCCCCCGGTCCGGGTCTCCCGGGTCGGCGCGTTCTCCGACTCCGACGAAATCTACTGATGCCCGACGTCTCGAACTGGCTCTCCGACTCCCAGTCGACCGTGCTCGACGGGATGAACAGCGGCCGGACCCCGGAACTGATTTCGGAGTCTCAGGCGGCGCTGCTCCGCAACGTGTCCATCCGCGGAGGCAGGGTTCGCTCCCGCCCCCGGTTCGTGTTGCGCGGGGTCATCCCGAATCTCGGCGCTGTCCCGTCGGTCGGCATCGTCCAAGGCGCCGCGATTTTCTCGAAGACCGGGACGATGCTTATCTCGATCGCCGGGTATGTCTTCGAGGTCAACGTGGACAGCTTCTTTCCCGTGAAGCTCCTCTCGACGGAGCGGAACAACCCGAAGCTCCCCCGCGTGTGGTTCTGCGAGACCGCCGGCTCCATCGTCATGCAGGATTCGCAGTCGAAGCCCCTCATCTACGACGGGGCGACCGCCCGCCGCGCGGAGTCCGACGAAGTGCCGGTCGGCCGCGCGATGGCGTTCGGCAACGGCCGGCTCGCCGTCGTGGTCAACGGCGGCCGGGACGTCCGGCTCGGTGACATCCGCAAGCCCGAGCACCAGAGCGAACTCAAGTTCACCGAAACTTTCAGCCTCAACGGCGGCGGCGACTTCGCGTTCCCGGAGAACGTCGAGGCCCTCGCGGTCCTGCCGGTGGTCGACACCGGGAGCGGCCAAGGCTCGCTGATCGTCGGGTGCGAACGCTCGGTCCACTCTCTCAAGACCCACATCACGCAGCGCGATCTTTGGGGCGAGGTTGCATTTCAGACGGTCGTCCTCCCGAACCGCGGAATCGTCGGCGGCTCCGCCGTCGTCGCAGTCAACCAGGACCTCTACTTTCGGAGCAGTGACGGGCTCCGATCACTCCGCACCTCGACCGCAGACTACAGCGCCCCTGGGCTCGCGCCGCTCTCGGTCGAGGTGCGGCACCGTTTCGACTACGACACGCCGTTCCTGTTGAAGGACGCCCAGGTCGTCTACTTCGACAACCGCGTCCTCTGCACGCACTCGCCGTTCATCCACGGCCCCCGCTCCTTGGCCCAGGGGCTCATCGCGCTCAACTTCGACGCCATCTCCGGTCGCGGCGAGAAGTCGTCACCGGCGTTCGACGGCGAGTGGGACGGCTTGCAGATTTCCAGCGTCGTCACGGGCCGAATCCGCGGGGTGGAGCGGTGTTTCATCGTCTCGGGCCGGTTCATCTACGAGGTCCTGCCCGAGGCGGCCGACCAAAGCCACCCGAACGCAGACTCCCCGACCCAGGTGACCGAGACTCGCGTGCTCTTCGGCGACTCCCCGGCGACCACGAAGGTTCTCCGCCGCGCCGACCTCCAGTTCTCCAACATCCGGACCGCGCTGGAGGTGCGGGTCTACTTCCGCCCGGTCGGCTACGGCGCGTGGACGAAGTGGGACGAGTTCACCGTGAGCGCCCCGACCGGCGGGTCGTGGAACCAGAGAGTGCGACCGCAGTCCCGCCAGCGGCTGTCGACCCGTTCGGTGCCGGAGGCCCCGCAGAACCCCAACACCGGCGCCCCGGTCTCCGTGGGCACAGGGTTCCAGGTTCGGGTCGAATTCGAAGGCCTGGCGCACCTGGACAAGGTCACGGTCTTCCAGGAGCGGACCGACTTCTCCCCATACGCCGCGAACCCCGGAATCGGGGACTCCAGCGGCCCGACCACCCTCGCGGCCGGGCAAATCGAGCCCGCGTTCTGGAACACCTTCCCCGTCTCCCCCTTGTCCGGTATCGTCTGATCCAATACAACTGGCCCATGCCTTCACTCGCCCTCCAGCCCGCGTCGGTCCCCTCCGACGCGGCGTTCCCGCCCTCCAGCGCCCAGGCGTTGGTGAACTTCGTGGCGGCCTACCTCGCGGTCTACGGTCTGGAGAATCTTGAAGGCGTCCTGGTGCAGGAGGCAGAGCCGGCCGCCGCGGACCGCGGCAAGGCGTGGGTGAAGCTGGACCCGTCGAACCAGCGACCGCTCGGTCTCTACGTCTTCTACTCCGGCGCCTGGGGCTCGATCCCCTTCATCATCCCGAGCGGCGAGCAGGAGCCCGGCGCCCCCAAGCTCGGCGAGCTCTTCTACAACACCGAGCTGGAGGCCCTCCGGATGTTCAACGGCACCACGTGGACCACGAACCTGTGGCCCTCCGGCGCCACCGGCGACCGCCCCGACGACGTCCCGTCCGGATACCTCTTCTTCGACGAAGACCTCGGCAAGCTCCTGCGCTACACTTCGCAGGGCTGGTCGACGTTCGAGGGCGGCGTCGGCGACATCAAGATGGTCGACGTGGCGGACGAGTCCACCGCGCTCCAGAAGAACCCGGGCTGGTCGGTCTTTGCGGCGATCGCGGGCCGGTTCCCGGTCGGCAGCTCCGGCGCGGTGCCCCCGCAGAGCGAGGGCGGCGCAACGCTCGACGAAATGAAGATCGACTGGGCGGCCCAAGGGCGCAGCGCCTCCGGCGGCTCCCGCGAGGCTACCGCGTCCTTCATCGCCGAACTCACGATCAACGGCACTGCGGCGCGGGCCGACGGGCAGAAGCTCGACGCACTCTCGGCGCTCGGCGCCACGAAGACCGTCAACCTCAAGCCGCCCTACCGCGCGCTGATCTTCCTCCGAAAGGATTTCTGACATGGCGATCAACCTGAATGGTGCAGCGTTTGGTGCCGCAGCCGGCGCCTCTTTCGGCCCCTGGGGTGCCGCGATCGGCGGCATCGCCGGGGCGTTCCTCGGCAAGCAGAAGGCCGCCCCCGCCGCCACCCTCAAGCCTGTCGACGTGCAGGAGGAGCAGCGAAAGGCTCTCGCCGGCAACCTCGCCAACTTCGACTCTGCCGCCACGCTCTCTTCGAAGACGAACTCGTTCAACCAGACCGAGGCCAACCGGCTCCTGGAGCAGGCGCTCCCCGGGTTCTCCGCGATCCGCGGCAAGCTCCTGGCCGAGGTGGACAAGGACCTCGCCGGCGGGAACAGCCTCCCGCGTGAAGTCAGCGACAATCTCGCGCGGGTCGCCGCCGAGCGCGGCATCACCCGCGGCACCTCCGGCGGTTTCCAATCGTTCAGCCTGCTGAAAGATTTCGGGTTCAATCTCGTGGACTGGCGAAACGCGAGCCGAGCCCGCGCGCTCAACACGCTGTCCACGGTCTACGGCATGGCGCCGCGAGTGAACGTCATGTCGCCCATGTCGTCGATGGTCGACCCCAACACCGCCATCTCTGTCGCGGGGCAAAACAACCAGGCGCAATTCAACGCGGACCAGGCCAGCCTCAACGCGCAGACGGCTGCGGGCAACTTCAACCGCTCCCGCCTCGCCGGCATCGTGCAGGCCGCCGGCACTCTCGCGGGGTCCTTCGCCGGGTCGGCGACCCCGAG